CCAAGACAGAAGATATTGCTGATGGGCAAGTTGATCATTGTGTTGACGTAGTTAAGTACCTGTGTTTGAACCACTTAATCGACCCACAGCACAACGCAATAGGAAACTCAGGAATCAGAAAGGGGCCAGTTAGGCAGCTTAAATCTTAGTCTTCCTCATCTTCATATCCATATTCAGACTCAGGAACAAGCGCGGTGATGTAGCAGTCAACTCGCTTATTAATCATGGTGAGCAGTCCAGAGGTTGATATGATGTTGTTCGTGTTGAAGCAAGTGACGAACTCTTCATTGGCCTTTGGCTGGATTGCAATTACTCCACCTGAACATCTTTGCATGAGAGCATCCACAAGCTCAATGGTGGTCATTTCATCTACTAATTGACTCATACTAGATATGCCTTAGCCTTAATTTGCTTGAGCTTGCCTTGCTTAGAGTTAAAGAATGGCTTCAACTCCTTAGTGTCCATGTTAAAGCTCAATATGTCCTCCTCTCCATGGCATCTTATCCTTGCCTCTGCCGATGATCGAAGCCCGATAGTGTCTATTGAGCTTACTCTACCCATTCCTGTTCGGATAGTTATGTCAGAGCCATTTTAGAATTTGTCCCCACAGACATAACAGGTTGTCCCTGAGTATGGGCCAATTAACTTGGCCAGCAATCTATAAGGATTATTTGAAATATCGCTCATCTTAACCACGACAAAAGGCAGCACAGAAGAAAGTAGGCAAGGATGAACGATGACATCACTATCTTACTGAAGGATAGGCAGTCATTTGCCTGCCTGTTGCGATTGGATTTATTCATGGTCGCATTGCTCGCACTCGTCGCAATATCCACAGCAATTAGGACAATGTTCGTCTGGTTGACACTCGCAGTCCTCATTTCCATTGTCCCTGTCTGGAGCTAGGGCTCTGAGTGCGCTATTGGCTTTGTTCAGCATTGCATTGAGTCTCACGTTCTCAGCAATCACAAGCCTATTCTCACGCATAATGCTCTGTACGTTGACCTTTAGCTCCCTAGGCTCCATGCTCAGGCAAGCCGCGACCTGTGCTTTGGCTACGGACAGCTCCTTTTCCAGCACCTTCTTCTCAGCCACAACCCTATCGGAATGGTTCTTATTCATAGCGACAATTTTCTCGTCACGCTCTCTAACCATAGACAGAAGACTAGCATTAGCTTCCTTAATGTGCTCAATAACCTCATCGTTATGATCAATCTTGGCGACAAAGTTTTCCTTCATCTGATCTATCTGAAGGCTCTTTTCTTTAATCTCATCTAGCCTTTTCAGTGCAACGATTGACAGGTGTTCGTAGTTTTCGTTTAAGGTTGCAATCTCGTCAACCTTTGGCCCATTGTCAATATCGACCAAAATTCTATTGACCTCGTTGCGAGAGTCACAAGCCAATTTCCCCAACTGATCTAAGCTGGACATGGCATTTCTTAGCTTATCTCTGATCATAATGTCTCCTTGTCTATTTTAAAAATAAGTCTTTCTCGGTCAAGGAATCCGACCTCATTAGCCAAGGCTGGAAGGTGCTCTCTCTGGTAAATTTCGATACTGACAAAGCCAGCATTCAGCCTCACTCTGCGAAGTTCCTTTTCGTCAATTTCCCTGACCGCATAGGATTTTATTTCCTTGATCGTTGCCAATCCGCCTTCAGAGATTTCAATCTCAACAGCATCCTTCTTGGCATTGCTCTCTTCGATCAACTCTTCAAGTGGCTGAATTCCACACATCCTTTGGTGAAATTCGTCCAGTGACATGAGCCCCTGAGACTCGCAGTTCTTGATGTAGTCAAAGCATACGGACAAGGCTTCGTGTAGCCTAGACGGTGCAACTTGGGTTAACGGTGCCGAGCACATTTGCTCGACGTTCTTAATGGTTACAAAATTCATTCCTCTTCCCAGTTAAAGTCTATATCTTTATCTTCTATCAATTTCTCAATATCGTCGTATCTGTCGTATCCAGATGACATGCAGTTTTCATAATCACAGCAGTAATACGAGTGGACGCAGGTTCCATCAGCTCCTAGAGTAATTCCCCAGTGACACTCAGCATTAAAGATTGCAGTCTTGCCTTGAGCTACTAGTTCTCTTAGCCTAGCCTCTAGTTCAATTCCAGTCATGATAATATTCCTGTCGTTTGCTTTTTGGTGGTTATTTCTGCTCTAGTTGTTCCAGTGTAGAGTATTTCGCATAGGCGCTCATCACCAATATCAACACCTCTATATCTTGCTGACTTGAAATCCAAGAACTCGTCACCCCTGACGATCCTCATCTTTCCAGTAACAAGATGCTTGGCTAGTCCATATTCTTTTGATTCAAATTGCCCACGAACACCCTTGGTTTCGTCAACGAATTTGAGGCGCTTCCTAGCTCCATCATCTTGCCCGTTGTCATATTGGCTATTTATCCAGTCAAGGAACATTTCCTCGGGAACCATGTATTCACGCCCGAAGATAGCCATAGGAAGCTTTCCCTTCCCTACTCTCCTCATCATGGTGGTGACTGTTCTCGCGCTAATTCCGAGGAAATCCGCTACTTGGTGTCGTGTTATCATGGCCATGGGGGGAAGTTATATCCCTTTAGGTGAACTCGCAAACTAAATGTTTTGAAGCTAGGCTCATTCGTAGACCTTATGGTCAATGGAAATCGAAAGCCAAGCTCAGAACGACACGAAGAAAGAGGATGCCCTACGCAAACTCTCAGATTTGATGGTCAGTAAATTGGAATATTGCGCCAACCACAAGAGGCGTAACTATTCCGAGGATTGGGAAGCTTACGACCGCATGGTTGCTGGGCTCTACAAGAACGAATATGATCTTGACGATCCAGATGAAGACTGGCGATCCATGCTTTATTACAACATCGCAGAGCAGAAGAGGCGATCAGCCATAGCTCAGATTGATGACGCTGTTACTAACGGCAACAAGTTTCCTTTTGCGCTATCCGAGACTCCAGACAGTGAGACTATGGAGAGCGTGAATGAAATGCTTGAGAAAATCGGCATAAGCATCCCTGACGCTATGAACGAGATGGAAAACAAGATGAATGATCATCTTGAGGAGTCCAAGTCTTTCATTGAATTGAGGCGAACGGTTGACGATTGCTCTAAATACGGTGTCGGAGCCTTTGAATCTCCACACCTTTACATGGATAAGAAGAGAGAAATCAAGCTAAATCAAATTGCTGAGATGCCAGACTTTGAGAACGAGAATGGTAAGCTAACTCCAGTAGGAGAAAAAACCCGTGATGACTGGGTGAAGAATGCCGTCATTCCAAACATGAAGCTTGAGCCAACTGAAAGAATTGGACTCAAGAGAATCAAGCCTTCTGATATTTTCCCCGATCCAGCTTGTGAAGGTGATTCCCAGCAAGGGTTCGGAGTATTTAAGCGATCCCATTATTCAGCCGCTACTCTTCGCAAGATGGCTGATGAGGTGATCGAGCTGGAGGAAGAGTCTATCCCAAAATATGACTCAGAAGCAATTCTCCGCGTATTGCAGGCCAACACCAAGCAGTCAGAAGATACGACAGATGATGATGAAGATGGCAAGACTCAGCTCCAGAGACATGACATTGAGAGCGACGATACCAACTTCAGGGGAATTCCTGTTTACACTTTCTATGGTGACATTCTCAGAATGGACATCGAGGGGGCCATTTCTAGGCCTTCCTCAGAAGAGACAAAGGATGATGATCTATCTGCTTACGATACGGTTTCAGTTATTGTTGATTTTACTCGTGATGGCGAAATATTAAGAGTCATTGAGAACCCTCACCCTTCAGGCAAGCGACCTATCCATATTTGGCAATGGGAGCACGTTGATGGAGCTTGGGTAGGCAAGGGTATATGTGAGAAACTGAGAGGCTTACAGGACGAATTCAACCGCTTCCTGCGCTATTGGATTGACAATAAAATCCTTTCTAGCTCTGTTATTTTTGGAGTGGTAACATCCAAGCTTGATCGTTCAGAGAACGAGGATATGAAGATGTATCCGTCAAAAACCTTCTTCTTGAGGGATGGCGACCGTATTGAGGACATGATCCAACAATTCAATGTGACTGACGTTTCAGGGCCATTCCTTGAAGCTCTATACCGCATGATGGAATTGATTGATAGCGAGTCAGGAGTTCCAAGGATTATTGAGGGGCAAGACTCTGGCGCTGACAAGACAGCCTACGAAATACAGCAACAGCAAGCTCAAGCTCTGAAGCAATTGGGCGTAGTGATCAAGAATCTTGACCAAGCTATGGTGATTGGCCTTGAGATGATTTACCAATACCTCTTAGTTTATGGTGACGGCCAAGGTGCGGTCATTGGCGATTTTAAGGTTGTAGCTAAGGGCTACTCCTCTTATGAAGACAAACGATTAACTCTAGTTGAGCTGGACCGTATGCTTCAGATGACAGGAGTTCCAACGCTGGGAATCCATATCAACGAGCGCAAAATCCTAGAAGACAAGCTGGACATTTTGGGCATTGATAAGGTCAAATATTTGAGGACCACTGATGAGGTGGGAACTATACAAAAGCAACAAGGCGAGCAAGCCAAGCAGCAGCAAGAGCTTGCCATGGCCATGATGCAGCAAGAGAAGCAAGCAGAAGCCCAGGGCAAGATAGCCGTCGAACAAGCTAAGGGGCAGATTACAGCACAGCTCAAGCAAGCCGAACTTGCCACGGATGGCCAAGAGAATGAGAAGGACCGCGACCATGAAATCAAGAAAGAACTAATCAAGATTGAAGCTACTGAACGACAGGACGAAAGAAATGTCACAACTTAAAACGACAAGGGAGAAAGACCTAGAGAAAATATTACTGACTGAGGAAGAAAAATGGACGGAAAGACTTCGGAATGCCGATGACTTGAAGGCCATGTATCAATCTCAGGCAAAGCTTGAACTTATTGAATCAATAACCACCCAGTTCTTTACAGAAGCAAAACCACCACATGAAACAAAACGAACAACACTCAGAGTTTAACCCACAGGCAGACACAGACCTTGAGGATTTCTCGACTCCCGATAATTCGGCCCGAGAAGACCAAGAGCCTCCTGTTGATGAAAGTGGTGACAGTGACCAAGATGAATCTTGGGATGAAGTGAACGCCAAACTAAATGGTGGCGCTGAAGAATCCGAACGTGAAGTTCAAGAGTTGAGCGAGGTTGAGAAACTGCGCTTGGAGCTTGAGGTTGAGCGCAAGGAGAGGGCAACGGCTGAGAAGCGCATGAAGGACTCACAGAGAGCCTTTCGTGAACGATCAGAAGAAGCCAAGCGACTCCGTGAGGAATTGGGTAAGCCGAAGTCTTAGGAAGCAGATCAACCTAAAGTAGTTTTGGACTCGGGCAATACTGCCTCCCCAAAAACGCCAGGAGAGTTGGACGCATTCGCCAAGGAGCACGGTCTCAGTGAAGAGGAGAAAGATTATTTCTCTATTTATCCCGAGGGGATAAGTGCATTCGAGAAAATCCTATCTAAGCGCATGGAAACTACCATGACCGAGCGCGAAAAGAAGAAGGAAGTCGAGGCTAAAGAGGCCGAGGTCAACCGAATTCAAGCTGACATTGACCAGCAAAACCAACAGGAGTGGATGAAGGGCGTTTCCTCAGTTCATTCCGATGCTCAAAAACTTTTGGATGATGCCAATTTCAATAATTGGCTGAAGGCAAATGAGGGCTTGAGAGTCTCAATCCTTTCGGGGAAGGAGCAATATGATTCCAGTGGTCTCGTTGAGATTATCGATCATTACAAAGACCAGAAGGCAGAAGTGGAAAGGGTGAGAAGCAAACGACAGTTTAACCGTCAATCTTCAATCTCCCCAAACCAGATGAACCAGAAGTCTGATGATGGTAATAAGGAGGAGACTTGGGATCAGATGCAGGCCAGAATCCATAAGGCTAAGAGCAGATAACAACCCATACTAAACTATTTTTAAGTAAGCAACATGAACTACGGAAAAGGGCAAGCCGAAATCCCATTTAATGTCGGCAGAGACATCAAGGCGAAATTCATTTATGATATTCGTGAAAAGATCTTTATCAGCAAATTTGCTGGCAAGACTGATCTTAGCAAACACAAAGGTGACACAGTCGAAATCCTTCGATTGCACACCCCTGACCCAGTAACTCAAGAATTGATTGGCGTAAACGAACCAGTCATGAGCGAGTTCTCTTATGAAAAACTACAATTCCAACTCAAGCGATATTCTTCTTGGTATCCTTTGGCTGGTCACATCATCAAGACTCACGACGACCCTTACCTTGCCATGGCTATGAAATCAGCCAAAGCACAGGCGGCTCGCTCTGCTGAGACTCTTGGCGCTGCAATCATCAAAGGTGGAACTTCTGCTTTCTACGCGACTGGTACAAGCCGCGCTGAAGTGAAGGATTATCTCCGCGCTGGCCTCTTGGACGTTCAACAGCGTTACCTTGAAGTCAACGAAACTGAGCCCATCGAAATGATGTATAACTCAACTGGCAACTGGGGTGAAGAAGCCTTAGACGCTTGCTACATCACAATCGCTCCTCACGAGTTGGCTAACGACTTCCGTAATCTTGAAGGTTTTCATCCGTGTAGAGAACTACTCAAGCCGCATCAAGCCATTCATGCACGAGATTGGAACTTACAATCGCCAACGAGTGATCTGTTCTGGTTTCTTCAAAGCAATCGAAGGCGCAGGCGCTACCTTGAGTGGTCCTGAGCAAGTTGACATCAAAAACACTGCTGGAAAGGCTGACGTCTTTCAGGTTGTGACTTTCGGTGCTGACGCCTTTGATTTCGGTGGCCTTCAAGGTGAAGAAGCAATCGCTATGCACGTTCACAATGCAACTGTCTCTGATACCGACAAAAACGGTAACAAAGGTCACGTTTCTTGGGAATTGTGGTTTGGTGGATTGATCAAGCAGCAGAAATATATTTCTCGTATCGAGTGTGTTGCCAAAACAGACTCTAAACTTTCAGCGTAAGGGGGTAAACCATGTACGCAGCTAATATTATCGAAGTAAAAGCCACAAACGCAGAATTAGTGATTGAGCTGGGATACGTTCCAGCATACGCAATCATCATGAATGTTGTTAGTGGCAAAGAGGTGAAGTATGTCAATACTCGCCTCGACAAAAGCTCCATGGCTATCGCAGCTGGAGCCGTTACTGATGACGTTGATCAATTCACTGATTACGTTGGCACTAACGGCATCCTAGCCACTGATAGCAAAGTGACTCGCACTGCCGCTGGCAAGATCGGTCAAGTTCAAGCGACTGCCGCTGGTCTTATTGTTGCTGCTGGCCTTGCTGACATCAACGACACGAATGCAGAGCAATTGATCGTAATTGCTTTCCGCTCAGAAGCCTAACAGCTTAATCCAA